TTACGCCGACTTATCCAACTCGGGGGCCTCACTCGCCGGTGCGGGTGTTGCAGGCACATTGTAGAGCGAGCCCATGATGTTTGCAGCGTCGCGGTCGTTGGCCGGTATCGCGTGGGCGTAGAGGTCGAGTGTGTGCGACGCCTTTGCGTGGCCCATGCGAGCCTGGACGGTCTTAAGGTCGACGCCAGCACCGAGCAGCTGGGTTGCCTGGGTGTGGCGCAGCTCGTGCATGCACAGGCCGGGGAACCCAATCTCGTCACGGAAGCCGGGCTTGCGATAGACCCTTCCCTCGTCGCCCTTCTTGCGGCTCTTCTGGTCGTAACCCTCCCACCAACGCGAGATGGTAGGCGGACGCATCCAGCCGCCACGGTCGCCGACGCATACCGGGGTTTCCTCCGTCTGCTTGAGCGGTTCGCCTTCAGGCATGACAAGCGCGAGTGCCTGCGCCTGGACTTCCTTCCAGTGCTTGAGATGCGCCATGGTGTCTTCGTCGACGAACAACGAGCGGGTGCCCATCTTGGTCTTGGGCGTACCGACCTTAAGCTTGCCGGCTTCCTTCGAGCCGCGGCGCTTCTCGATGACGAGCTTCTGGTGGACCGTGATCTGGCTGCGCTCAAAGTCGATGGCGGACCAGGTGAGCCCGAGAACCTCGGAACGGCGCAGACCAGTGGCAAGTTCGATACGAACTGCCATGAGGCACGACATTGCGGACAGGCCGCGCACAAGCTTGCGACCCTCCTTGGTGCCGAAGCCGACAGCACGTTCTTCCTTGGCGTCAAACTCGGCGAACGCATCCGCTTCTGCCTGGTCGAGGCAAGCGCGGAAACGGGCGCATTCCTCGGCCGACAGTGACCTGCGATTGGTAACTTCGTCAATCTTGGGTGCGGTTATCTTGTCGCAGGGATTGCGGACCAGCCAGTCGTTGTTCACCGCATACTTGAAAACGCGCTTGGTGACGGCGTAGACCTTGTGCAGCGTGGTGTTGCTGATCCGGCGCTCGGCCTTGATGGATGCAAGGGCATCTTCTATGTCCTGCATGGTGATGGCGGTGAGCACCTTGTTGCCAATCCGGCTGCGCATGTGACCGAGGTTGATGAGGTAGCCGTTCATGGCGCTCTCGGTTGCCGTTGATGCGTTGCGCATCGAGGTTTCCCAAGAGACGCATGCATCGCCGAACGTGCGCTCCTTCGAGGCAGTCACGTCAACATGCTCGTACTGGGCCGACAGCTCCTTGGCAAGCTTGCGTGCTTCAGCGAGCGTGCCATGGGCGACGCGCTGGACTTTGCGGCGCTTCTTGCGCTGATTGCCGTTCTCATCGGTGACGGTCTCGCTGCCGAACGACAGGCATACCAGCCACAGCAGCTTGCCCTGCTTGTCGGTCATCTGCTTGCCGGACTTGTCCAGCTTGGGCGTGATAGAACCGTTGCCATACGTTTCTCTCTGCTTCTTACGTGCCATGCTCTTCACTCCTTTCTGTGTGTCGCGTGGTTATTACTGCTCATCAAGCTTCTGCGCTATTCCCCTGCTTCCTCGCTCCTCCTTTCCGCGAATCCCTTTACCTTGCAGGAGTTGGTGCAGAACGTCTTGTTGATGACTCCGTTGGTGGGACGGCGCTTGACCACGAAGGGGCGGTCGCATACCGGACAAATGCCGAAGCGCCCCTCCGCGATTATTCGGCAAAGCTCCGTCACTACTGGGTTGTTCTTCTGCTCGTAAAGCTGGTATCCGAAGTTCACGTCAAACGACATGGTGTCAGTCTTGTTGTAGTAGTGGGACCACTCTGCAAGCACAAACGAGATGATGCAGCCCGCAGCATCCTGCGTTGCGAGCTTCTCGTCGTTGGTGTGAGCCAGAAACGAGACGCCGCCTTCCTCTTCTAGGTGCAGACGGGTGGGCCTGTGAGAGTAGAAGTCGGTGTGCAAGTTGTCGAGAGCATACAGGGCTTGCGGGATGGGCAGCAGGTCGGCAATGTATCGCTCCGGGAACACCGTGCGACAAAGCCCCATGGGGCCGTTGACATGCTCGAACTCGAACATGACCTCGTCATCCACGACTCTGTCCCTGAGACCGTGGGACACCGCCGCCATATCCAAGATCGCGCCCAACCGCAAGGACAGCAGCTCAAGCTCCTCGAAGAAGACGACTCGTAGGTCGGGCTTTGGCCTTGCCGACGTTGTCTCATAGAACTGCTTGGCGTCCTCCGCAGTCCACTGTTCGTCCTCGGAAGGGAAGTTCTTGCTCCATGCTTCAAGGGCTTCACCGTAATGGGTGTACTTTTCGAGGTCCGTCAGAGCGTCGAAGTAGTCCACGTTGTATTCTGAGGCAGCGTTCATGATGGCCGTCTCTCCATACGCATACATCGGCGTGCGCTTGCGCCCCTCGGGCTCCTGACTAGACTCCTCTGGCTCTGCAGTATCGTCCTCCGTAGGCACCCCCTCCTTCTTGGGGAGGGGCTTCCACTGATCGCCGCTGCCATATGCTAGGCCACGTTTTGAGCGCTCTGTCTTCAGCCGTTTCGCCCTGTAATTGCCTACAACATAGCCGGCGTCCTTGTCGCTCTTGAACGCCGTAGCCTCATGCATGATGACGAGCTCGTCGGGATACTGCTGTAGGAAGGACACGAGACCCTTCGCCGAACGAATGCTGAGCAGCTCGTTGAGATACTTGAACGGATCGATCTTCTTGGAGGGGGTCGACTCGTCGTGGTAGTACACGGCCATTCCCTCGTTCACCGCAAGCAGCCTGTCCATCAATTCACACTCCTCATTTTCCAATTTGCCGTTAATCAACTTGCTAACGGTAAATTCTTGCTAGAGTTAGATTACACGTTAATGGACGGCATTGCAACAAGAAATTGACTGTCCGAGCACGAGTAGAAAGGACTGACATGCTGCGTGTGAAGTACGAGCTCGACCGCCTGGGAATGACTCAGGCGGCATTCGCAGAGAAGGCGCGGGTGAGCACTGCGTCTCTGAGCCGCATCGTGAACGGCAAGGAACCCGCCTACCCCAAGCGCGGCCGCCGCATTGCCGACGCCCTTGGCTGGCGCGGCACGATTGACGAGCTGTTCTCCGAACTGGAGGTGAAGTGATGCCCGCTACGACCGATGGCCGCGTGGTCTACATCTCCGAGGTTCCGGTCAACGAGATGCCGCCCCTCTTCGCAAACGAGCCGGATGCGTTCGACATGAACCATGCCGCTGGATTGCTAGGCGTGACCCGCAAGACGATTCAGCGCGAGATCGAGCGCGGCAAACTCCGCTGCTTCCACGTGGGGACGCGTGTACGAATCACCAAGCAGGCGCTCGTTGATTATGTTCTTGAGAGCGAGGGTGCATGATTACTTACACGGAAGCGCCCACCGTGCTGGTCTTTTGGCGAGGACAGCGCACGGCGGACGCCCTGAGTGCAGCCACGAAGGGACTGCGTGCAAAGCATACCATCTGCTTGACTTCCATGGTATGCAAGCGTCACAAGCGCACGGGCGGCGATGCCGCATGAGCGCGTTCGCGTCACCGAAGGAGAAGGCCGACTCCGCGCTGCTCTCCATGTCGCCGCCGCGCGACTACGAGACCTGGAAGAACATCGGCATCAGCTACAAGGCGGCGGGTGGCGACCTCGACACGTTCTTGGGTTGGTCTGGTTCCGACCCCGACAACTACGACGAGGCGCAGGCGCGCAGGCTGTTCGAGCATGTGAACGAGGATGGCCGAATCACGGCGGGCACGCTGTTCTGGCACGCCTACCGCAACGGATGGGAGGGCGGCTTCTGCGGCGATGACGACGGCTGGAAGCCTAAGAAGACGGACGACGCCCCCAAGCCCCTCGACCTCGAGCCTGTGCAGCAGGCCATTGCCCAGATCGAGGCGCTGTTCGAGCCAGGCGAGTACGTGAACGTCTCGGTCAAGGCGAAGTGGAGCGACAAGACACACAAATGGCAGCCTGCCGATGGCGGCGTCTGCTACGAGCGCGACGAGCTCATCGAGAAGCTGCAGGACGAGGACTTCGGCGGCGTGCTCAGCGGGTACGACCCCGAGGCAGGCGTGTGGGTTTGCCAGAACCCGACGAATGGAAAGGGCCGCGGCAAGGATTGCACGGCGCGGTGGCGTCACGCCCTCGTCGAGAGCGACAACATCCCGGTTGCAGACCAGATCCGCATAATGCGGGAACTCGACTTGCCCATCACCACGCTTACCATGAGTGGTGGCAAGTCGGTGCACGCGCTGGTCCGCATCGATGCCGACGGCCCCAACCACTACGAGGAGCGCGTCCAGCTGCTCCACGAGCTGTGCAACGAGGCCGGACTCAAAGTCGACCCGGCCAACAAGGACAGCAGCCGCCTTACCCGGTTCGCGGGCATTCGGCGTCGCGACCAACGCCAGACGCTTCTCTATACCGGCATTGGAGCCAAGGACTTCCATACCTGGGCAGAAGCGCACCGGCGCAAGCCCGAGGAGGGTGAGAACGAGCAAGACGCCGTCCAGAAGTTCGAGTGCCTGTTCAAGCCGATGCCCGCCGAAAGGCAGGAGCTGCCGCCCGTGCTCATAGAGAACACGTTCCGCAAGGAGGGCGTGATGCTCATCGGCGCTGCGCCGAAGGTGGGCAAGACCTTCCTGGCGGCGCAGATGACCGTAGGCTTCGCGACTGGTACCTCAGTGCTGGGCTTTGCATTCACGCAATGCGAGCGCATCTTGGTCGTGAACTCCGAGATGAGCCAAGCCGAGTACGACAACCGCGTCATCGATGCGGCGCTTTCCCCCGAGACTGCGGCCGAGGTCGCCAAGCACGTGCGCATCGCCCATACCGACGACAGCCCCGAGCTTACCGTGGAGGGCATCGCTAAGATCATCTGCGACAGCGGTTACAAGCCCGACGTGGTGATCATCGACCCGATCTATCCGCTGTTCGTGGGTGACGAGAACAGCAACGCCGACGCGAAGACGACGCTGGGCTACCTCAAGATGATCGCGAGCAGGACCGGCGCAGGCGTCATTTACATGCATCACTTCAGCAAGGGACCGCAGGATCTTAAGGAAGCCCGTGACCGTGTGAGCGGCGCCGGCACCCTCGGCCGCAACTACAGCGCGATGTGGTCGCTGACCGAGCTCGCGCCGAGCGAGGAGGACATGGCCGGCTTCCCCGACGGCTCCGTGGTTGTGCGCGTATCCATCGACCTGCGCAGCTTCAAGAAGTCCAAGGGCAACAAGAACCTCGATTTCAACGCCGTGCGCATGAATGGCATGTTCTTCCGCGACGACGACGGCAAGTTCGACAAGACGCCGACGCGCGAAGCCGCACGCCGGGCCGAGGCGAACAAGAAGACCGCGCAGAAGGAAAAGCGCATGGAGAAGGTTCGCAAGAAGATCAAGGAGCTTCTTGACAAGAACGACGGCGAGCCCGTGCTGTTCTCGACCGTGGAGAACCTGACCGCGACGTCCGCCAACACCATCAAGGACTACCTCATCGACATGGACGAGTACCAGCTCGTGAAGATGCAGGTAGACGGCAAGGGGCAGAAGCGCAACCATATCGCCTGGGCTGCTTGGCAGGCGCCTCTCGGCGCAGAGCTGGTTACCGAAGACGGTGATGGCGATGAGTAGCCCGAAAGCCTGTCAGAAAAGGTTTGAAGGTCATCAAGATTGTCAATTGACGAGCAATGGGTGCGGGAAAGCTAGGCAATCAACACCTATAGAAAGGTTGATTGACAACCTTTTCTATGGCGTTGATTCCCGCGCCTGGCTTTCACAGAGTTTGACGAGCTGTGCGGGTGAAGCGCGATGAGCATGTGGAGCACAGGGCAGAACGACGTGATCCGCGAGCTTGGGTACAAGGGCGCTTCCGTGGTGCGCGATGCGATTATTGAACGCTATGGGGTCGTGCACACGTTGCGTGCCGTCGAGATCCAGGCTTCCCGTATCCATGCAAGCTTGAAGGTGCTCACGGAATGCCCCGAGTGCCATGCACTGGGCGTTCGCATCAACAGACAATCCGGCATGTGTAAGCGGTGCACCGAAGCTGCCCATGTGGCCGAGGAGGAAGCCTACAACCAGCTGCTCGAAGCGGAAGCCTCCGGGTGTGATGGCGGCCCCGAGTACGACGAGCTCCACCGGCGCTGGGCTCAGCTGCGGCAGAAGAACTCGCGCCTGATGAGGAAGCACGGGCTGAAGAGCAAGCGGGAGCGCGAGTAGGTTTGTGACGAGGTGGCACGATTCTTTCCGAGCAACAAGGCCGGGAAGGAGGATGTCCCATGCGGAAGCCTAAGCTCACAGCAAAGATGGTCGAGCAGGTCGTGGAGATGAAGTCCCACGGCATGACCAACGCTGACATCTGCCGGGCGCTTGGCATCTGCGAGCAAACCTTCTACAGGTGGCTGCGCGAAGACGATACCAGGCTGAAACGCTCATTAAGTGAGGGCATCAAAAAGGCGGAGGCCGAGTACAAGGAGACTCTGCTGCAGGCCATCATGAGCACGGCCATGCGCGAGAAGAATCCGCAGTGGACGGCGGCGGCCTGGCTGCTTGAGCGCAAGTACCCCGACGAGTACGCGCAGACCACGAGGAAGACCGAAACCGACGTGGACGAGACCCCGCACATCACGCTCGGCGTCGAGGTGCGCGTTGCTGGGAGCGACGGCGATGGCGAGCATTAACGCTTCCGGCCTCATCATCCCCGCCTTCCATGACGTGCTGGGCGACATCTTCGCGAGGGGGCATGTTCACTACTGGCTTCATGGCGGGCGCGGCTCTACGAAGTCATCCTTTATCAGCTTGGCGATTGTTCTTCTCGTCGTGAACTTCCCCTTTGCCAACGCCGTGGTCGTTCGGCGTTTCGGGAATACGCTGCGGGACAGCGTTTATCAGCAGCTTCTCTGGGCTATCTCGGAACTGGGACTGGACTCGTACTTCCGCGCACGTCTCTCTCCCATGGAGATCACGTACCTGCCGACTGGGCAGAAAATCATCTTTCGTGGGGCTGACGATCCACTCAAGCTGAAGGGCGTGAAGTTCCCCACGGGGTATGCTGCTGTGGTGTGGCTGGAAGAGCTCGACCAGTTCGAGGGCATCGAGGCGGTGCGGTCCATTCTCAACTCTCTTCGGCGTGGCGGTGATGATTTCTGGTGCTTCTATTCGTACAACCCTCCGCGCACGATGTGGAGCTGGGTGAACCAGGAGCACATGGAGCGGATGCATAGGGCGGACACGCTCGTTCGCAAGACCTCTTATCTCGACGTGATGTCTTCTCACCCTGAATGGCTGGGGCAACCCTTTCTCGAGGAAGCCGCTTACCTTCACGAGGTGAACGAGCTGGCATGGAAGTGGGAGTACCTGGGCGAGGTGACCGGCACTGGCGGCGCTGTGTTCGGGAACGTGCGGGACGAGCGGATCACCGATGAGCGTATTCGTGGGTTCGAGCGAACGAGGAACGGCATCGACTGGGGCTGGTTCCCTGACCCGTGGCGCTTCATACGATGCGGGTGGGAACCTTCCGCAAAGCGCCTTCTCGTCTTCGAGGAGCATACGGCGAACAAGATGGGACCGGAGGATACCGGGCGGATCGTTCTCGAATCTCTCACCTATGCGGACGAGCTTGGCGAGGAGCCCTATTACCATGACGAGCTAATCTGGTGCGACGACACGCCGGACGCGAAGGTTCAGATGAACGTGTACAGGCGCGACCTCGGCATTCGAGCGAGACCGGCACGCAAGGGGCGGATGCGGAAGCTCAGCTATGAGTGGCTTGCAAACCTTCGGGAGATCGTGATTGACTCGGAACGTTGTCCGCTCACCTTCGCAGAGTTCGTCAACAAGGAGTACCTGCGGGACAGGGATGGGAACTGGCTGGACGAGATACCCGATGGGCAGGACCATTCCATAGACGCTATTCGCTATGCCATGATGGATGACGTGTTGCGTGGGTAAGGGCTAGACCTGGCTACCTTCGAAGAGTTTTATCTCATAATCTTCGCCAAGCTCTTCGCAAAGCTCGTGGTATAGAGCGATGGCCTTCTCGTCGAATGTCGCAATCTGTGCTTCATCCCAAACGAGACCGCTGCCTGGGTCATCCCAATTCAAGGCTTCATCGTGCCATTCGACTAGGTCTTGAAGGCGCTTGAGCAGGTTTGGGGTTATTGGCAGCTCAGAAAGGTCAACGGGGTAGTCGTACTTCTCGTGCGCAGCATCGTTCACACTCCAGACGCATGTGCCTGAAAGCCAATCAAACATGAACTTCATCTCGTACGTGGCCACGAACTTTCACCTCCAATGACCTTCTCCGCATTTTAAGGCATGGGTGGGGTTGTGACATAGGGGGATGCTTCTCTCGACAAGATGACGTGGCCGATGGGAGGTTTCGCATGGGTGTTGAGATGGAGCAGGAATACTGGGTGCCGGAGCATGTTCGCGAGTACCTGCGCTCGCTTGGCTTCGTCCTTCCCGTCGAGCCGATGGAGGGGTTTATCCGCTCGTGGCATGAGTGGATGGAGGCGAGCGGGTCTTTCTACAACTACCGCGACACGGACGGGTTCGGGCGGATCTATGAGGTGCACAGGCGGTCCATTCACCCAGCCATGCGGGTATGCCGCGAATGGGGTTCTCTTCTTCTCAACGACAAGACCTCGGTGGTGTGCGACGACCAGGCTTGCACTGATTTTCTCGGCACCTTCTTCACCTCCTCTGGCTTCATGCCCATGGCGCAGGCAACCGTGGTGAGGGCGTTCGGCATGGGCACGGGCGCGTGGGCGCTGTGGGCGGACACGGGCAACAAGGCCGTGAAGATTCGGCACTACGACGCGAGGATGGTCATCCCGCTCACGTGGGACGAGGAGGGCGTGACCGAGTGCGCTTTCGTTACGCGCGTCTTCTATCGCGGGAGGGCCGTCGACCAGCTTCAGATGCACCTTCTGGGAGAACTCGGCACGTATCGCATCGACACCGTCTGCTTCGACCACGAGAGGAACCAGATAGAAGCCGACGGGGTTCTTCCCAGCTATGACACGGGATGCCCTTTCCCCACCTTCTCCATCGTGAAGCCCGCCATCGACAATACGCGTGTGGATATGTCGCCATACGGGCAGTCGGTGTTTGCTGATGCCATAGACGCCATACAGGCGGTGGATCTCTCGTTCGACGCTCTTATCAACGAGGTGGACGTCTCGAAGATGCGCATCTTCCTCTCCGACGTCCTCTTCGACAAGGAGTCAGACGGCAAGGGCAAGCGCGTCTCCATCCCCTTCGGCAAGTCGGATTGCACGGTCTTTCGCAAGGTGATGAGCACGGAGGACATGGTCCAGGACTTCGCGCCGGCACTTCGCACGGACTCCCAAGCGGCCGCCTTCCGCATCGCGCTTCAGATGCTCGGCGACCTCTGCGGCTTCGGCATCAACTACTTCGACCTGGACTCTTCCGGATACGTCAAGACCGCCACCGAGGTGAGCTCGGACAACTCGCAGCTGATGCGAAACATCGCGCGGCACGAGCACGTGCTAGACGCTTCTATCGCGGGCATTTCCCATGCCCTTCTTCACATGGAGAGGTCGTTCGGCAAGGAGCTTCCCGACGAGGGACAGATCCACACCATCTTTGATGACTCCATCATCACCGACACTGCCGCCGAGAAGGCGCAGGACATGGCCGAGGTGGGCATCACGATGCATGCATGGGAGTATCGCCAGAAGTGGTACGGCGAGGAGGAGAAGGTCGCAAAGGCGCGGGCGCGGGGTCTCGGCAAGAAAAGTGAGCAGGTAGAGCCGCGCGAGAACTAATGTAAAACGGCTACGCTTACAGAATCTTCCATGCGCGATTACATTAGTCCCCAACACCTCTTTTCGCAAAACCGCAGTTCATACGGTATGGAAGGTAATGGAAATAGCCTGTCGTTCTCCATTAGTTTGCTTGCAACCACTTATGGAGACGAGAGCAACGAAAGCTCCACAGGGGTTCTAAAGCATGCGCGCGCGTGGTAAAATCCAACTACAGAGAAGCCGACTTGGGTGGAACAAAGCTGGGTCCCCGAATGGGGGTAGGCGTCCTCGGATTGCTTAGAATTCCCTTGCTCCTGGGGTCGGCTTTCCTGCTGTCTAGCGGTCTTTCCGCGACTTCCTCTTCGACAAGTCGGCACGCATGCTGTCGATGACGTGCTCCGGGTCGCGCCTTATCTCCTGCAGCATGAGGTCGATGGCCTGCTGGGAGTACCCCCAACTAGGCTGCTCGTCACGCAACGATAGGTTGTACGAGTAGGCGTCGTTTCCCTTCATGTTGTAGAAGTCGACGAATACCCTGAAATGGAAATCGTTGAACTCTTTCGGCTCGCCCTTGACTTTGAGGACGATGCCCTCCTTTTTGAGCTTTCGGCGTATGAACTCGGTACCCTTCTTCGTTCGGTATATGTACTTGTTGATGGGGTCAGTGAGCGAGTGAAGGATGGATACGGCGGCGTCTGCGTCACTGGCAATGCGAACGGGTATGCCCTCGCCCTTCTTCTTGGTGAGGCGCAGCTCGGTGGCATAGCCGATGCCGGCACCATCGGGGCGACTGGCCACGATGGATGAGCCGAGCTCGAGCATCTTCTCGACGACCTCGCGCGGGTATCGAGCCTTGATGACGTCGTAGTCCACGTCGCCGCGGCGGACGGAGAGCGCCAGGTAGTTTTCGGGGATGCGGTCGCTGATCTCTATGCCGTGCAGCTCGCGCAGCTTCTCCTCGTAGAACTTCACGCACTCCTGCAGGATGGGGCCGTAGAACAGCTCGTACTCGTCGGTGACGAAGTGGGTGCTGGTGTTGCGGAACTCGCCGACGACCTCCATGTTCAGGCGCAGCGGGTCGTTCTCGTTGGTGAAGACCTTCTTGAGGCAGTCGGACAGGGACAGCGTCCGGTCGCTGTCAGGATAGTAGACGGCTCCGTAGTCGACTTCGCGGATGATGTACGCCTTGAGCATGAGCTCCCATGCGTTGCACAGGAAGAAGCAGCACCCCTCCGCGTGGTAGCGGATGGTGGGACGGTTGTAGAGCTCGATAGCGAGCAGGAAAGCTTCCTGGGACTTGTCGAGCAGGCGCTCGCAGGTTGTGGTTTCGACTTCGTTCATGGCGGCCTTTCGTTTGACGGGTGAACATTATCTCACTGGCGGTCACCGGCTTCCATAGCTGTTGACAGAACGCTGCTGTCTCACCTTGCGCTTGGTGTGAGCAGGTCCTAGTAAGTCCTAGTAGAGGCAGGGTGGCGAGGGGTTCTCGCAGGTTCGGGGGTGTGCCGAGCTCGCACCTGCAGGTTCGAGTAGGTCCGAGTAAGGTTCGAGCTTCCGGTTGGTGACGTCTTGCAGCAAGCCTTTGCCGCCCGCGCTGGACGCTAGACCGTACGTGCGCGGACAAGCGAGATAACGTAGCAGACCGGACGACCACGCGTAGGGTGTGCGCCGCTGGCCGGGCGTGATGCACGACGGCCATGGCGCGTACCGACTCGCAGTAGGCCGCGCTGGGCATGGGCGCGTGGCTGAACCCGACCATGCGGAGCCAGACCGCGAAGCGGGCTGGCGTAGCCGTGGTGAAGACGCGCGCCCATGCCCAGCGCGGCCGTAAAGGTTGACTTCCTGCGCCATGGGCGGCGTGTGGCACGAACGGCCCGAGCGCACACCCGGAGCGTGGGCGGCCGGGCTGCGGACAACCCGAGGTTGGTAGCGCGCGTGCGGGCTAGCGGCCAGGGTGTGCGGCAAAACAATCTTCAACTGCGACGTGCATGCAGGTTTCGCTCGCTCCACAGCCATGGCAAACGCCCTTTTCGCCTATGCGCGTCGCGCAGGCGCTGCCAACATCCTTCGTTTCCGTTTCGCTCCTTTTTCACCAAACTACCTGCTCATTTTCTAGGTCAACATCTTGACAGAATCTAGGTATAGACCTAGACTGTAATCATGATGCTGCATTTGTGTCTATTGGAGGTGCCATGCCGTCTGAGGCTCAGAAGAGGGCTGATCGCAAGTACAAGCACGAGAAGACTCGGCAATTCTGCTTGCGCTTCTATCCCTCCGAAACAGAGATATGGACGTTCCTCTCCGAGCAGGAGAACAAGCAGGGCTTTCTGAAGGGCCTGATTAGCAGGGAGATGGAGGCCGCGCCAGGCGGTCAAGCCACAACGGCGTTTCGTTCGGCAGAAACGCGCAGGTCAGAGCGTGGTGCAGGACACCGGGGGGCGTCTGCTGGTGGTTCCTCGTACAATGGTGAGTTGGACTCGGTTGGAAGGGCGGATTCGTAATGATGCAAGTAGACAAGGCTTCGGTCATCCAGCCGGAAACCATATTGGACTTCATCGATGGAACCACGCAGCGCAAGGACACTCCAGAAGAGCGCGTGCGGCAGGAAATCCTCAAGTCGCTCGTGAGAGAGTACGGCTACAAGAAGGATCAGATTGAGGTCGAGTACTCCATCAAGTTCGGCAGCAATCGCAAGGCGGTGGATGTTGCCATCTGGAAGCCCGGACAGCCGCACACGCAAGAGGGCATCTACATCATCGTGGAGTGCAAAGACCCCAAGACCAAGAGCCGCGGCAAGAAAGACGGCGTCGACCAGATGCACTCCTACGCTTCCGCCTGCATGAACTCGACGTATGGCATGTGGACCAACGGAGACGAGCTTCTCACCTTCCGCTACGTCGTAGACAAGGATGGCAAGCGTATTCCCGATCCAGTTCCCGACATCCCGCACGCAGGAGGCGAAGTGCCGGACGATGCGCCGAAGTTCGACCAGCTTCGCCCCGCCGCAAGTGATTCGCTTCTCTACTCGTTCCGTCGTTGCCACAACTACATCGCGGGTAACCAGGGCATCCAGAAGGCCGAAGCGTTTCTCGAGCTTCTCAAGATTATCTTCTGCAAGATTCAGGATGAGCGCGACTCTTCTACACCCACCTTCTACATCACGCCGACCGAACGGCAAGGTGCCGCTGGCAAGAAGAAGTGCCGCAAGCGCATCGAGAAGTTGTTCGAAAGCGTGAAGCAGTCCTACGAGACTATCTTCAAGGGCGATGAACAAATCGGCCTGACCGACGACGTGCTCGCCTACATCGTCTCGCAGCTCCAGATGTATTCGCTGCTTGAGAGCGACGTTGATGTGAAGGGCCACGCCTATGAGACCATCGTGGGTTCGAACCTTCGTGGCGACAAGGGCCAGTTCTTCACGCCGCGCAACATGTGCCGCATGATGGTGCGCATGGTCGACCCCGGGGAGGATGACGTTATCCTCGACCCGGCAATGGGGACGTGCGGGTTTTTGGTTACCGGGATGAACTACGTGCTCGATAAGATTCGCGATTCCGTCGAGGCAAGCGGACGCAATAAGACCGTGAAGCAAGAGGCGCTTGCAAGGAGAAAGCATGACTTCCTTGCGCGTCATATCGTAGGCGTCGACTTCGATCCCATCCTGGTACGAGCATCCAAGATGAACATGGTTATGAACAACGACGGCACTGGTCAGCTCTTCCACGCCAATTCGCTTGAACCGTTCTCATCCTTCTCCCCCGAACTGCAGAAGGCGCTGCGCCTAGATGCCCAGGACGTGAAAGAGAACACGGCTCTACAGGAGGGGCATGGCGTAACGGCAATCATGACCAACCCTCCATTCGGTTCCAAGATACCCATCGAAGACCCTGCAATTCTCGAAACCTTCGACCTCGGACACTCGTGGAACTATGTCGAGGACGACTTCGAGTGGAAAATGGACGCTAGGCTCGTTGCCCGCCCGCCCGAAATCCTCTTCATCGAACGGTGCATCCACCTTCTGGAACCCGGCGTTGGCGTTGCCGCCCTCGTCATCCCGAACGGCATCTTGGGTAATCCTGGTCTGGGTTACGTGAGGCAGTGGATACTTCGCCACGCAAAGATTCTCGGCTCGATTGATATGCACCCCGACGCCTTCCAGCCCAACGTCGGTGTCCAAACGTCCGTACTAGTGCTACGCCGCTGGGATCACGACGAGGAAGCCTATTGTAAGGATGGCACGTTCCAGGATTACAAGATATTCATGGCAATCTGCGATCACGTTGGTCACGACAAGCGAGGACAGACTACTTACGTTCGTGATGACGAGGGATACCCCATCGTACGTGAGCAAACGACGGCCGTTACCGGAATCGTTGCTTCCGACGATGAGAGCGAGCACGCATCGAAGGAGCGCGTGGTGGACGATGAGACAATGGCGATTGCCGATGCCTTCCTCGAGTGGAGGCGAGACCAGTGACGGCCAAGCCCCTGACAAAGTCTGTCCGTCTATCCACCATTCTCGGCGGCGACATGCGACTTGAGGCGTCGACCTACCTGCGAGATGGATACGGTTTCGTGCGACTTGCCAATCAATGCACAAATCATGTGAGACTCGGTGATTTGGCGGATATATGGCAACCAAGTAGGTTGGCCGGATATACCGTGCCTGATGGCAAGGGTCTACCTTTCTTAACCGCCGGTCAGGCATTTGAGGACTTTCCACGAGTCCGGAAATGGCTGGCTGCGCCGTTCGTTCCTCAAGTAGAAAGTCGATATGTCAAGCAGGACTGGCTACTGCTTACATGCTCCGGCGTCGTGGGCAACATCACCGCTGTGTACCCCCACCATTTGAGCAAGGTCATCACTCACGATCTCTTGCGAATAGTGCCAAAGGGAGCGAACGAATACGGCTGGCTTTACGCCTATATGAGGACCGACTTCTTCAAGCAAATCGCGCAGGCCGCACAGTACGGCCACATGATTAAGCACATTGAGGTCGAGCACGCCATCGAGTTTCCTGTGATTATGCCAGAGGACGCCATTCGCAATGAGATTAGTGACAAGGCGGCCAGAGCAATTCACATGCGCTCGCAAGCTTGGGGATTGCGCGATGAGGCATTTAATCTTTTGGAGAAGGCCATGGGTGCAGACATGAGCGCCCATCAGCCTGTTGCTGGAAACCAGACCATCGTTAATCTGTCGAAGGTGCTACCCAACAGATCGCGCCTCGATGCCGATAGCTATGCAGGACAGATAAGCTTTGTTGACGATTTGATTGAGTCTACAGGCTGGGGCTATATGGAGGACTTGACGGCTGGTGTGGAGGAGCTGCCAAGGTTCAAGAGGTTTTACGGCGACTCAGACGTTCCTTTCGTCGGTACTTCCGAGGTGTTTGACGTTAACGCCCGGCCAACCAAATACGTCTACGCAAAACTCGTAAAGAACTGGGAGCGATATATCCTTCACGCCGGCACAATGGTTATGGCCTGTTCTGGACAGAAATACGGCCTTCTTGGGCGAACTCAACTGCTCACTACTAACCACGAGGGCATGTTTGGAAGCAATCATTTGCTACGAATCTACCCTGACGCCGAGAAGCTCTTGCCGGGTTACCTACTCGCCTTTCTGAATGACCCTGTTGTCGGAAGGCCAGCTGTCGTCCGTTGCGCATACGGAACCTCGGTGCCTCAGTTCAGTCCGATGGACATCAAGAAGATCAGAATCCCACGACTCGGCGCTGCCAACGAGAAAGCCATTGCCGACCTGATGGACGAGTCAATAGGGATGTCAGCAGCGGCAGACCGCCTTGAGAACGAAGCGACGAAACTTGCGCAGGAACAAATAGATGCGGCCATTGCCGAAGTATCCGACGGCAAGTAGGCTTTCGTAGAGCGACGAAGGAGAAAGACCGTGGCAAGCTCAATCTACACCCCGATACCCTTGGCGATTGGCAACATCTTGAAGGACGTACTCACCGGCAAGATAGGCCTGCCCGACCTCCAGCGCCCATTCGTATGGAAAAACGACAAGGTTCGTGACCTGCTCGACTCCATGCTCAAGGGATACCCCATTGGCTACATCATGCTATGGGAAGCGCCGGGTGATACCGACGACAAGGCGACGTTCATCGGTACCGGCGAGAAGGCGTACAAAGCGCCGAAGGAGCTCGTCATCGACGGCCAGCAGCGCCTGACCGCGCTTCTCAGCGTGTTCTACGGCGAGCCCGTCAAGGACAAGAGCTATAAGGAGCGCGTTATCCGTATCGCCTACGACCCGATTGAGCGCGTGTTCAAGAACGCCGACGCCGCTACCGACCGCGACCCTCGCTACGTATCATCGGTGACCGAGGTCTTCCAGGCCGACCGGGACAAAACCTACTACGACTATCTGGATGCCTTCTACGAGCGAATCAACCAGTCGAACGCCAAGAAGGGCGAAGAGCCTATCAGCAACGAGGACAAGTACGCCATCCGTCGCGGCTTCGACGACCTGCTGGCGCTTGAGAACTACATCACGCCGACGCTCTCTATCACGAGTCAGGCGGATGAAGAGATGGTGGCAGACATCTTCGTACGCGTGAACTCGAAGGGACAGGCGCTCGGGCAGGACGACTTCATCATGACGCTGCTCTCAGTGTATGAGCCGGAGATGCGCGAGCGCATCGAGGAATTCTGCGCCAATAGCCACGTGCCCGCATCCGGGACCTCATACAACCCGCTCATCAAGGTGTCTCCCACGCACATCATCCGCGCCACCGTTGGCCTCGGATTCAAACGCGGAAGACTGCGCTACGCCTATCAGATCATGCGCGGACGCGACCTCAAGACGAAGGAGACCAGCGCAAAGACGCGAGCCGAGAACTTCGAGAAGTTCGGCGATGCGCTCGACAAGGTACTCGACCTGAACAACTGGCACGCATACATCAACATTCTCGCTCAGGCGGGTTACATCAGCGCAAGTCAGGTGACCTCGGCAAATGCCCTGTTCTTCTGCTACGCCTTCTACCTCATTGGCAAGTACGAGTTCGGCATGGAGACACTGCCGTTGCAGAAGCTTACGCGCCGCTGGTTCTACGCCTCTGCGTTGACCGCGTTCTACGTTGGTTCGTTCGAATCTGACTTCGAACGGCAACTCAACGATGTGTCGGCGCTGAACACGGCTGACGAATACGTAGCCTATTTCGAACGCGAGATTGGCGCAATGCTCACGGACGACTACTTCCGCGTGACGCTTCCGCTCAATTACGACGCGAACGAGGCGACCGGCCCGTCTTGGCAGGGCTTCGTTGCGGCGCAAATCGTGCTCGGAGCGAAGGTTCTTTTCAGCACCGCACCGCTTGCCCAGCTCCTCACCATGGGCTCATCCGGCAAGAAGAACGCGCTGGACAAGCACCATCTGTTCCCCGACCACTACCTCAAGGAGCAGGGCTACTTCTCCAACCGCAGCAGCAGGGCAAACTTCACGTATCTCGACTACCAGAACAACATCTACATCCAAGACGACGCGCCTGCCGAATATGTGCCTCGTTATCGTGACGCGCTTGGCGATGACGAGTTCAGGCGTTGCTGTCGCGAGCACGCGCTGCCCGAAGGATTCGAGAGTATGGACTACGAGGACTTCCTTGCTCAGAGACGGATTCTGATGGCGCAGCTGGTGAAGGATGGGTTTGAGAAGCTGTAAAGCACCACTAACGCAGATGGCGTTCGCTTTCGCTTAGCCTGTTCGCTGGTCTAGACGACAGTTTGTGACGGCCCTTTAGCCTTGATGAAGGTTAAGGGGCCGATTGCTTTTGTCGGCCAGTCACAGAAAGGCAGGCCGACATGGCAGGTGATGCACATGGCGCAGAAACGCAGGAAGAGTCGCAAACCGCGCAAGACCTCGGGTACGAGCAAGCGCAGGAAGAGCAGCCGCAGGTGAGCGGTGTGAACTGGGAGAAGGCCATCGCCGAGCGCGACGAGAAGATCGCGGCGCTTGAGCAACAGGTGGCGGATGCCGCGAAGAACGCAGAAGCTGCCGAAGCTTTGCGTGGCGAGATTGCCGAGCTGAAGGCCCAGGGAGAGTCTGACCGCATCGACTTCAAACTGCAGCTGGCCGGCGTGCGCAACATCAAGGCGGCGCGTGCTCTTCTGGATGACCACGGCGGCGACATCGACAAGCTCAAGGCCGAGGAGCCTTGGCTCTTCGTAGACGCCCCCACACCCCAGCAGGGCGGCAAGACAGGGCTTCCCAACGCAGGCACGAGCTCCGACGAGGGCAAGACCATGAAACGCTGGCGCAAGCTCGCCGGCCTGGACGATTCCGACGACGAATAGGAGGGCTGACCAATGTCCAATTCGATTGCTTATACCAAGAATTACACCTCTATCCTCGATGCCGTCTATCAGCGCGCGAGCGTGTCGGGGTGCCTGACGAGCGGGCGACGCATGATGCGTGCGGGCCGCAATGCCAAGGAGATCATGATTCCCAAGATCGAGGTCTCTGGGCTGGGCGACTACACGCGCAACGTGGGCTACAAGACGGGCAGCATTAACTATGCCTTCGAGACGAAGACCTTCAACTACGATCGCGGCATCCGCCTGATGGCAGACGTCATGGACGTGGAGGAAGCCGGCGTCCTGGACTGCTTCGTCGAAGCAGGGGCCGAGCTTCAGCGCACTCAGGTTGCCCCCGAAGCCGACGCCTTCACCTTCGCCGAGATCGCGGGCCACACGGGCGTGACCGTAGCGAGCGAAGACCTGTCCGAGGCCGCCGCCACCGACGTCCTGGCATCGCTTCGCACGGTGACGGGCGCGATGGACGAGGCGCAGGTCTCCACCGGGAGCCGCATCCTGTTCATCACGCCGACGCTCAAGGGCGTGCTCGACGACTTCTCTCTGGCGAACACCACGATGAGCAACCGCGTGCTAGAACGCTTCGCCCGCGTTGTCGAGGTGCCGCAGGTGCGCTTCTACACGGCCATCGACCTGCTTTCTGGTGGGGATGACGGCTTCGGCTACCAGAAGCGTGCGGCCACCTACGAGCTGACGAGCGACACCGAGGTCGACTCCAACAAGACCTACTACACGCGCAGCGGCAGCGGAACGTCGGCAAGCCCCTACGTGTACACCGAGGTCGCGAGCCCTACGAAGTCGAACCTGGGGACGTACTACGAGATGACCACCACGCCCGGCCTGGACATCAACTTCATGGTCGTGGAGAAGAGTGCGGTCATCAAGTTCGACAAGCACGTGGCGTCGCGCGTCTTCTCTCCCGACGAGCTTGAGTCGCTGGACTCGTACATGATGAAGTATCGCAAGTACGGCATCGTGGAGCTCTTTGACAACAAGCTCGATGGCGTCTACGTTTCCGCATCGACCTCCTAGGAAACAACGTGGCCACTGCGGTGACATATCAGTTCTACAGCGAGACGTACGGGGGCGGTCTTTCGGAGGCCGCCTTCGGGCTCGTTCTGCCCGCTGCCGAGCGGCATGTTCGGTGGCTCTGCGATGGGCGCGTTCCCGCACGGTGCGAGGTTGTGCCGTACAAGCGGGCCGTCTGCGCTGCCGCTGATGCCTTCGCGGAGTTCGGTGAGGGGCAGGTCGGCGGGTTCGCACTGGGCGACTTCAAGGTGACGCACTACGAGGATGAGGGCACAACTGGCGAGGAGATCGCCACGGCTGACGCCTTGAAGGAGCTGGCGGGGACGTCGCTCGTGTTCTGCGGGGTGCGCTGATGAGGTCGCTGAGACCGATACCGGCGCGGCTGCTGGCTGAAGACGCCGTGGTGAGGGTGCCTGACGGGGCTGGTGGCTTCGCCGAGGGCGTGGCGGTGTCGCGCGTGGGGTTCCGCAGGACGCAGACGGTCGTGAACGACGACCACAGAAGCGCGGACGCTGGTGCCGGGAAGGTCTACATCGACGCGATGAACAGCATCGGTGCGTTCGAGGTGCCTGCCGGGTCTCGCATCGACATAGGCGGGCATTCGTACTACGTGGCCGAGTGCAAGCGGTGCGAGGACTTCAACGGGCATGTGCACCATTGGGAGCTGACGGTACGATGAGCTGCTCTGACTCGATTGCAAAACTGCTGGCAGATGCCCACTTCTCATGTTACTTCTCAAAAGTTTCGCCTTCGGCGCTGGACTGCGCTGAGCCGATCGTTGTGCTGGATGGCGAGTTCGAAAGGGACTCCCGGATGACCGAGGAGGAGCGCGGGACGGTGGCCGTCACGGTGCTGGTCGTGCGCGAAACCTTGGCTGACACAGAGAGCGTGGCTACCGCTGCCGAGCATGCCGTTCGGCGTGCCGATTGGGAGCCTTATGCAGATGCAGGTGCTTACCGCATCGTGGGCATTGACACGACGGCACCTGTCTTCAAGGAGCGCGATTCGAGCGGGCGGTTCGTGTGGTCGTTCGAAGTCGCATGCACGGTGGTGAGGGCGCTGTGAGCGATTCCAAGAGGAAAGACGAGGACAAGGACAAGCGCGAGCTGCGCCTTGACGCTTTGGGGCAGAAGCCCTCGACGCCCACGTCAAGATCCATCTCGGTCGATACGTACTCGCTCGCATCCCAGCGACGTGCAATAGCCTACGGACGCGCGAGGGGGCGCTCATGAGGTCGATCGTCTACAACGGGCTGGACCTCTCCGAGTTCTCCTCCACTGAGGTGATAGATAAGGTCGCGTTCCCCATCGCCGCGAACACTATGGTCGTACCGGGTCGTGCGGGCGCCCTGCTCGTCTCCGGGCGCATACCGCCGAGACTGGTGCGCGTTCGCCTTTACATGGATGCCGGGTACAAGCCTGGCACGAACGGCCTGGCCGACATACGTCACAGGGTCTACTCGGCGCTGTGCTCCACGGACGGCGGCACGCTGCGGCTTCCTGACGAGCCCGAGTGGGAGTACCGCGATGCTGTGTGCACCGATGCCGGCGCCTGGTCTTCGCTCTTCGAGGACGGGCACGGGGACGTGGACTTCACGCTGCTCGATCCCGTGGCCTATGGTATGGGACGGCGCGAGGTGGGTACGTCGTTCGAGGTCGGCGGGACGTGGCCTACGTGGCCGACGTTCGAGCTCGTGGCTTCAGCCGGCTCTGCCGTGCAGGTCGGGTGCGGCGGGAAGGTCGTGCGCGTTGAGCGTCCATTCTCCGGCGGCGAGGTCGTCTCCATCGACTGCGCAAGCGAGGGCGTGACCATTGGCGGCGTTGACGCCCGCGCGGACGTGACGCTTTCGAGCGACTTCTTCTCGCTGTTGCCTGGCATCTGCACGCTTGCCTTCTCCGGGTGCTCTTCTTATATGACCGCCTTCCACGAGAGGTGGCTGTGATGGCTGGCGCTGTTCCCCAACTCTGGTGGTTCGACCGCTTCGACGAGCGCATCGGCATCCTGCCCGTGGTTGGCGAGCTGGTGCACACCGAAGAGCTGAACGGTGAGGACACCATCGAATTCGAAACGCGCGAAGTCCCGGCGAAGGGCGATCGGCTGCTGTGGCGCGACGGGGAAACCTGGCGGGAGCACGTCGTGGTGCGCACGGACGAGCCACTTGAGGGGCTGTGCTCTGTGTACGCGGAATCTTCCCTCTGCGAGCTCTTGGACGACTTCATCGAGGAGCAGCACCTTGTCTCGCGCACGGCTTCCCAGGCGCTGGCCGTGGCATTAGCTCCCACGCGGTGGACGATAGCGAGCTGCGACGTGACCGGGACCGCTGGCTGCGTTCTCTACCACGTGAACGCGCTGTGGGCGCTATGCAGGGTGGCCGAGGTCTGGGGCGGCGAGGTTACACCGGTAATCGCTGTTTCAGACGGGCGCGTCTCTTCCCGCTCGGTACGCCTAGACGAGCAGCGCGGCTCATGGCGCGGCGTCCGCTTCACCTACGGCAAGAACATGGCGGGATGCACCCGCACAGTGCTGGAGCAGGACGTGTACACGGCGCTCTACGGGTTCGGTGCCGGCCTTCCCGTGACCGACGAGGACGGACGCTACACGGGCGGCTACCGCAAGAAGCTCACCTTTGGCGAGATAAACGGCGGCGTCAACTGGGTCGGCGACGAGCAGGCCCGTCTTGTATGGGGGCGGTGGAACGCCGACAGGACGGCCAAGGTGCATAGCTTCGGGCAGGTAGTGTTCAGCGACTGCGACGATCCCACGAAACTGCTGGCGCTGACGAGGAAGGCACTCGTGGATGCGGCTCAGCCCAAGGTCTCCTACGAGATTGACGTTGCCGCGCTCGATGGCGGCGAGTGCGACCTGGGCGACACGGTTGCCGTGATCGACTCATCGCGCACTCCCGAGTGGCGTCTGAAGGCGCGGGTGGTCAAGCGCGTGCGCACCTTCGGTGATGCCGTGATCTGCCGCGTTACCATCGGGACCGTCCAGCCCGTCGACTACGCGGTGACGAGCACGCTGGCAGCTGACGTCGCGGCCCTGCAGGACGACGTTGCGGGCATCGACGGGAACATGAGCGTTGCAACCTCCACGGTCTACGTGCAGGAGACGGTTACCGAGGCCATAGACGACCTGGACGAGCTGGCGGACCTGGACTTCTGATTACCCATCCTGTGACGCGGGCGTAGCCTTTCCTGGAAAGACAAGGAGGCATGCTGTGCTCGACGGATACGGACTTCACCAACTGACCTGGGACACCTGCGATGAGCGGTTCGGCGACGTGCTCGTGGCTTCGCCTGCCGATGCGCAGGGTCGTGGCATATCGCTGGCAGTTCGCCAAAACGGAGCTGCGGCCAATTTGACTGGCGCGACGGTCTACCTCGTGTGGCGGCACAAGGTGACCGGGGAGCGCGGAACGGAGCCATTCACTGCCGTCAACGCGTCCGGCGGGACGTTCTCGGTCTACTACCCGGCGGCGATGCAGGAAGCTGAGGGTGCCGTCCAGGCGCAGGTCATGGTCTCGCGGGGCGACGACACCTACGTCAGCTCGCGCGTCTTCACGATCCGCGTGGAGCCGGTCATCGTGGGCGGCGGGGAGCACGAGGACGGGTTCACCCTCTTCGTGGACGCCATCAACGCCTACGAGCACGCCACCGAGATCACGACCGATGCCGCAACTGCCGCCAATGCGGCTGCCACTGCCGCCAACAACGCGGCGAGCAATGCGACGTCTGTTGCCGAGGGCATCCAGGCGGCGGCGCAGCGCGGTGACTTCGACGGGGCCGACGGCCAGGACGGAGCGGACGGGTTCAGCCCCACGGCGACCGTCACGCAGACCGCTGAAGGCGCTACCATCACCATCACCGACAAGGATGGCACGACCACGGCAAACGTCGCCAAGGGAGCGAAGGGCGACAAGGGAGACACCGGCGCGACCGGCCCCAAAGGCGACAAGGGCGATACTGGCGAACAAGGGCCGCAGGGCATCCAGGGCGAGACCGGCCCGAAGGGAGACAAGGGCGATACCGGTGCAACTGGTGCGCAGGGTCCGAAGGGCGAAACCGGCGATACGGGCGCTACTGGTGCCCAGGGACCGAAAGGTGACAAGGGGGACACTGGCGCGACTGGCGCGACTGGCCCGCAGGGTCCCAAGGGCGAAACTGGTGACACCGGGCCGAAAGGTGACACGGGGGCTGCTGGTGCCGACGGCAACGATGGCATCTCCTGTACGCATTCCTGGAGCGGCACCGTGCTTTCTGTGACAAGCGCGAGCGGCACGAGCTCGGCTGACCTCGTTGGGCCGCAGGGGCCGACTGGCGCGACAGGGGCTACGGGTGCTGCAGGTGCTAACGGGAACGACGGCGCGGATGCCACTATTACTGGAGCTTCCGCCACGGTCGATGCGACGACCGGAACTCCTTCGGTGAGCGTGACGCTTGGCGGGACGGCTTCAGCCAGGACTTTCGCTTTCGCCTTCTCGGGTCTGAAGGGAGAGACCGGTGCTACTGGTGCTACCGGGCCACAAGGACCACAGGGTGAGACTGGACCGGCAGGCGCTTCCGGCACGACGTTCACCCCGGCTTCCCCGCTTTCTCTATCGGGCGGGGTTCTCTCGATAGACCTAAGCAGCTACGCGACGCAGAGCTGGGTAACACAGCAAATCCAGGCAGCCATTGCCGCGCTGGACGACCTCTCGAAGGTGAGCTTCTAATGGCAGTTGGGACCATCTCCACCCACATCCTCACGGACATCGCCAACGCGATCCGCTACCAGGCAGGCGTGGCCACGCTCTACAAGCCGGGGCAGATGGCCGCTGCCGTGGCGGCACTCGACGGCACGGATGCCGGCAACTATCAGGCTCAACAGTACATGCAGCTTGAGTCGGGCATACTCTCCGAGCATGTTTTCGAGGACATCGCAGATGCGATACGCGGGCAGAACGGGCTCTCCACTCAGTATCAGCCAGGAGACATGGCTCAGGCGATACTCGATCTCGAATGGGATGTGGGGTACAAGGTGCGGGCGCTGTTCCTCTCCGACGGTACGCTCGAGTTCAACTACTACGACCGTCGTCGTACGATTCACGGCGGGACGATCCAGCAGGTGTTCGAGGTGGACACCAGCGGATACTCAAGCGCAAGCGCGAGATCTTGGGACTCTATCAAGCTGCTAGTGAAGAAGGTCTACATCGACAGTTCCATCGGACCGCTCGGCCTGACCAACTGCGCGTACTGGTTCAACTCGTTCTCCAACTGCACCGAGGTTTCGGGCTTCGAGAACCTTACCTCAGTCACCAACGCGACGCAGATGTTCACGAGCTGCGGGGCCTTGGAGACGATCTACGCCACGAGCTTCACCAACCACATCACGAGCAGCGGCTCCATGTTCTACGGCTGCAGCCGCCTTGTGGGCGGCGCTGACGGGTTCGTGCCCTCCACGACGAGCGCGGGCAGCGTCTGCAAGCTGGGGACCGGCGGCGTGCTGACCGACCCGGCAAACGACGCTCGCACGTGGTTCTACGCGCACTTCTACTCCGATGGGCAGGCGATCATCACGGCGACGAGCACGCCCGATGCCACGAGAACCCTGTTGGCGAGCGGGCGGATCTGCGCCGAGGCGAAGTACCAGGGGCTCGGCTTCCAGCCGTGGGACAGCTCGAACCGACCCCAGCTCACGAGCGTGGCGTTTGCGTCCGACATGGCATCGTACTCGTTCCTGAACCTGATCTACCTGTTCTACAGCTGCTCGAACCTCGCGACCATCACCGGGCTGGGCAACCTCTCCGGCGTGCGCTCGATGCGCTATACCTTCTCGTCCTGTGCGGTAACCACGCTGGACTTCCGCGGATTCGACCCGTCAGACTTGACCGATCTCTTCTACTGCTTCGCCGGCTGCGGGTCGCTCACGACGATCTACGCAGATTCGACGTGGACGCTGCCTTCGAGCGGCATCAGCGGGTCGCAGTGTTTCTACAACTGCCGAAACCTTGTCGGCGGTAACGGCACGGCTTGGTCGAGTTCGAACACGGGGTATACGTACATGAGGATTGACCGGACTGGGCAGGCTGGGTATCTCACTGCGAGCTAGCAGATGGCAGCAGGATGATTCTGCCTCCCTGCATATCTTCAAACAGCAGGTCGATGTCTTCGTAAACTTCTTGAAGCTCGCCGTCTATGGCATCCAGGACGTATCTTTCTCGAAGTGTAGGCTTTGTAATAAGACCCCACTTGAGCTGCTGGTAGGAGTACTTTGCGAACGCTATCCACTGCGGGTAATTGATGGCCATGGGATTCTCCGTGAAGAGCACCTTACCGGTATTGATGGCGGTGGCTGCGGAATGAGCCGTGAAGAGCATGGTCCCGAGCTTCGGCATCTTCTCATGGTTCGTGCTAAGGGGAATGGCGTTCTTTATAGCGACACCCTCTTTGATGCGCTTTATCGCGTAGCCGATTCTGACAACGACCTCAACAAGCATGGCGCTAACAGACATCGAGCAGAAGTGAATGAAGTCGTACCCCTCGTAGTACATGCCCTGGACGATTTCAGCGATTGTCTGCTCGTACTCGCCGATACTTCCGAACTGGAGCAGGTTAAACAGGCTCATGAGCGGAGCGGGAAGACCCATAGATGTGGTCATGTCCGACTTGAGGTGAACGATTTGCTTAGCGATGGCAGCGAATACGTCTGCCTCGGTGCGGTCGGCGTAGTTCTCCATGACCTGCGAAACGACCTTCCCAGCTTTGTCTATGGTTGTCATACGCCCAGAGAGTATGTCGGCTACGCCGAAAACGAATCCAAGCAGCGGGTCATGACCAAGCGATAACAGTCGATGGTAGTAAGCCGAGAGCCCTTCCACGTTGACCGTTGTGTTTCGGTTGTCTTGGGCATCGTACGGGACTTTGCTCACCTTCGAGTTGGCGAGCTTTTCCATTTCATCTGGCGGGAACTTCTTGTCGAAGGCATCACGGATGTAGTTCGAGAGCGGTCCAGCCTTAAGGCCGCCCGGCGTCTTCTGCGGTATACCTACGAGCAAGATGTCAACAGCACCCGCAAGCAGACCAGCAGCTACCGCTATGGCAACGTCGAACTTATCCAGACGATGTATCTGGTTGTACTCTTCGTTTAGCCGTCTCACGGCAAGGGCGTTCTCAAGCAGCTCTTCCTCTGTGAACAGCGATTCGATGGTTACGTCGGTACCGACCGCCTTGACGGCTTCCCTGCAAAGATCTTCCCATGATGGCAGGACAAGAGCCTTCGACGTTGTAACGATGCGCTGCCTGCTCGACATGGCGGGAAGATCGTATCCCAGCTCGGTGAGTAGTTGTTCGCTTGTCTCTATACGCTCCTCGACGCCCGACATATCGGGCGGCTGGATTTCAGAAAGCAATGCATCCTGATACGCAAGGACACTGTCGATACGATTCTCACCTTCCATAGACTATGCCGCCTCGTCTTCACCCAGATCTTGACGGAGGTCTCTCACGGCGCGCTCAAGAAGGATGTTTAGGCTTTGGAGATATTCGATTCGCTCCTTGCTCGCATCCGTTTCGTCTTTGAGCGCCTGGATAATCGCTTGATGCTTCTCCAAGGCCGCTTTATAAAGACGCTCTTTCTCCTGGCGAAGCTGCTTGTTCTTGAGATGCGAGGCCGTTCCAACGCCTACAGCGGCTAGGGCGGCAACCGGAGCCGCAAGAACAAATACCCCCGCGACCATGCCGCCGCCAACGATGCCTCCTGCGGTGGCGAGTGCCGAGGTGATTCCCGCAGCAGACAGGCCGACTGTTCCAAGGCCGTACAGCGCAGCAAAAGAGCCGACTCCGCCGATGCCCGCGCCAAGTGCACCAGCAAGCACTTCAGGAATAGAGCTCTCCCTAATAGTGCGCTTCTTGTCGTCAAGCGCGACTGCGGCTTCGTTGACCACGTTAACGACCTGCTGCAGGGAATCGCCGCTTTGGAAGATCATGTCCTTCTTCTTTTTGACGTACTCACCCATGGATCGACCTCATTTGCATTGGAGTCTGCTGATGGTACCCATTATAAGGTGCGCATAATGCACCGTGGTCAACTGCCAGGTGACATCGTTCGTGCTTGCCCTGTTTATCCGTCAGACAGTGCGGCGTCTGTTTTCTCTAGAACAGTTGGGGCATTTAGATCCTCTGAGTAGGTTCGTTGGATAAGGCGACCAGACATGCGAACAAACCAAGCAATGGCATTCAACAGGTGTCTTGTTGTTGACGTACTCGCCAATAACCAGAACATCTGGATTGATTTCCGCAACCTCATTCCTGAACTGCTCCGTTGTCTTTGTTCTACGTTTCGCATGGGTGAGGTTCTTTTTGTTTGCGCTCGCCCTTCCACATACGGGGCAACCTGAGCCGTTGAGTAGGTTATTTGGTCGAGCGGACCATTCGTGCCCGCAGCGCGAGTCTCGGACAAGTATTGGTGTCTTGCTGTTGACGTACTCTCCTATGACAAGCAGGTCAGGAGACACTTTGGCAAGGTCTTCAGCGAAGCTTGCGGTGGTCTTTTGCAGCTTTCCTGAGCACCTTGCACAGCCATCTCCCTTTAGCAGGCCACCCGGCGTGGAGGTCCATTCTCGTCCGCACTTCTTGCATCTGACCTCAATGGGCTGATGCCTGCCAAGAAACTCGCCCAGCACTTCTATCGTCGGGTTAATTAGCCGCAACTCCTCGACGAATTCCTGTGTGTTCCTTCTCCACGCTCCATGGCACTTAGGGCAACCCTGACCTCGGACGAGGTTGTTGGCATACGGGCTCCACTCGTATCCGCATTCGAGACAACACACGTCGATTCTTCTGTTGGCCCCTTGATATTCGCCCACCACTTGTATTGTTGGATCGATTGTCGCAACCCTTGCGGCAAACATTTCTGTGGTCATGCTTTGCGATTCGTCGTAAGCGACGAGTTCGACTTCAGCCCAGTCGATCATTTCGGAACCGTCTGCTCTGCCGATGTCATCCAGAAGCTCGCTCACGATGCGTTTCAATGTGACGTGCCCATCTTCGGAGCCGAGGTCATACGCGAATATCAGGCAATCATGTTCAAACGGAGCCTTATCCAAGGGGCAGGCATCATATATGGTAACCAGCCGAATCCCTGCATCTTCGCACCTGGTGCGTTTTTCTTCATCGCGAGAAAGCTTGTCTTGGTGCCAGACCCATCCTCCCGGTTCGATTGCTAAATTCATATCGGGTAGATAGATATCAAGCTCCATGCCGATAGTGCTTCTGTCGCGGGAGATCACACTATCTTCTCCGAGCGCGCTTTTCAAGGCATTGAGTATGTACTTCTCCATGAAGGAGGACTGCCTGGTTGAGCAACGGGGACACGCAGCCGTATCGTTAAGCAGGCTCGTAGGTGTCGCATCGAACGTGGTGCCACAACGTCTGCACTGCACTTCGATGGGAGAATCTGATCTACGATAGACACCCTTGACCTCGTACTTATCGTTGTCTTTCATTCGAGCGTAGAACGACTCCGCGGCACTTTGTCGGTGCTTTCTGCCCCCTCTGGCAAAGCTACATGGCCTACAGCCGTGACCATTCAGCAGCGTATTCGGCTTAGACCTCCATGTGTTTCCGCAAACCGTACAGCGCACTTTAATTGGGATGTCGGAGCGTACGTAGGGCTCAAGTATCTCAATTGTTGGATGCATCTCGCTAACCTCAGCGAGGAATTGTTCCGGAGTCTTTTGGCGTGCTGCTGCTACACGCACCCTAGCACATTCAGGGCAACCTTTACCCCGACTCAGCTCAGCGGGTCGAGCGTGCCACACGTTCCCACACGAAAGGCATCGGACATCGATAGAGGTAGTCGAATCTATATAGGTCCCTTCAATCTTGATGTCGGGATTCTTCGAGGCCATTTCGGCTACAAATTCGTTGTGCGTCTTTCGTCTGGCCACCTTCAACACTCCTGCCGTGTCTGATTCAGCGACTAACATGCTAAAGCATTTGCGACACACCAAAAAGCCAGCAGGAAGACAACCCTTGGGAAGCAGCCACAAAAGAGAATGGGGCCAAGCCGCAGCCTGACCCCAGAACTCAACTCTTAATGAGCTTAGCTCAGCGGTTCGAGATCCCGATACAGCGGGTCGCCTTCTCCAACGAGAACATCCCACCACCACTCGGGCGATTCGACTCCCGACTGGCAGAGCATGTCGAGGAGCTTGCTGCGTACATCGGGTGGCAGCCGTTCGAAATCCTCGCGCATGGCATCGAGCATCGCCTTACTTGTGCTCATCATGTCGTTGCAGATGTCGCGCTTCTCTTCGAGCGTGTAGCTTTCGGGCGAGTACAGGCAGAGATCCGCGCGGAAATAGGCCATGTCTTCGGCCTGCTGAAGCTCGGTCCAGGTGGTGTCGTTAATCAT